ATGAGATTTACTGCTGGATATGACTGATATTAAAATACGAAAAAAGAATGAAGTATACTTAACTGTTACTGCTGATCCCCATATTCAGCATGAACTTAGTGATTATTTTACTTTTGATGTTCCAGGGGCAAAGTTCATGCCTCAATATAGAAGTAAATATTGGGATGGAAAAATTCGTTTATTTTCAATTGCTACTGGAGAAATTTATGTAGGTCTTTTGGATAAGGTAATTTCTTGGGCAAAGAAATCAAATTATTCAATTGAATTTGAAAATAATAAATTTTATGGGACTCCATTTGAAGAAAATGAACATGTCTCCCATGAAGGAATTAAAGATTATATGACTCGAATCTCTAAACACAAACCTAGGGATTATCAAATTGATGCTGTTTATGATGCACTTAGATATAATCGTAAACTTTTAATTTCACCAACTGCATCAGGCAAGTCTTTGATGATTTACTCGATTGTTAGATATTTTGCAGAGAGAGATCAAAAGATTCTTCTAGTGGTCCCTACAACCTCCTTGGTCGAACAAATGTTCAAAGACTTTCAAGACTATGGATGGAATGCTGAGGACTTCTGCCATCGTATCTATAGTGGTCGTGAAAAGACAAACGAACACCCAGTAGTGATTACTACATGGCAATCAATTTATAAACTACCAAGAACATTCTATGAACATTTTGATGTTGTAATTGGTGACGAGGCACATCAATTTAAATCTAAATCATTAATTGGTATTATGGGTAAGTTGGATAATACAAAATATAGATTTGGATTTACTGGAACATTGGATGGTTCACAGACGCATAAATGGGTTTTGGAAGGTCTTTTTGGTCCATCATATAAGGTAACTCAAACTAAAGAACTAATAGAAAAAGGACATCTATCTAAACTACAAATAAAAGTTCTTCTATTAAAACATAGTGAGCATCAATTTAATGAATACGAAGAAGAAATTCAGTATATAATTGGACATGAGAAAAGAAATAAATTTATAAAAAATTTAGCACTAGATTTAAAAGGCAATACTCTTGTGCTTTTTAATCGAGTAGAAACTCATGGAGTACCAATTTACAACCTGATAAATAATTCTGCTTCAAAAGATAGAAAAATATTCTTTGTTTATGGTGGAGTTGATGCAGAAGAACGAGAAAAAGTAAGAGAGATTACAGAAAAAGAAAATAATGCAATTATCGTTGCCTCTTACGGAACATTTTCAACAGGAGTAAATATTAAAAATTTACACAATGTTATTTTTGCTTCACCATCAAAATCAAGAATCAGAAATCTCCAATCCATTGGAAGAGTATTAAGGAAAGGAGATAATAAATCAAAAGCAATTCTTTATGACATTGCAGATGATATTACGTATAGGTCTAAAAAAAATTATACGTTAAATCATTTGATTGAGAGAATTAAAATTTACAACGAAGAGAATTTTAATTATGAAGTATTACAAATTAATTTTAAAGAATAATTTTAACTATGGAAGAAGAATTTTATGCAGTAATTAAATTAATATCTGGAGAAGAAATATTCTCAAAGGTTTGTCCTTGTGAGGAAGATGAACGTACACTGTTGATTTTGGATAATCCAGTTACAATTGAAACTATTAATTTAAAGCAATTTGGATTAACTGGAGTAAAGGTAAATCCATGGATTAAATTTACTGATGATTCAATGTTTATTATTAATATGGACAAAGTATTAACAATGTCTGAAGTAACAGATGAGGATATGCTTAAAATGTATAGTAAGTATATTAGAAATAAAAATAAAGAATCTAAAGTAAATAAACCAACAGCAAACATGGGATATCTATCCTCAATTGCAGATGCAAGGATTTACCTAGAGAAATTATATAAACTAGAAAATTAGTTCTATTATAGTCTTGAACCTCCACAGAGTTATTTTACACAGAAAGCATAACCCTTGTCAACTCTCTAGTATTAGTGTTATAATTTAAACCATAAACAAAAATTAAACTAATCAATAATGAGTAAGGAAAGAAAAAATCCCCATTACGTCAATAACAAAGAATTTCACCTTGCTCTTATTGAGCATAAAAAGAAAGTTGACGTTGCAAAGAAAAAAGGTTTACCACCACCAAGGATTTCAAATTATCTTGGGGATTGTTTTTTGAAAATTGCAAATCACCTATCATATCGTCCTAATTTTGTAAACTATATGTTTAGAGAAGATATGATAAGTGATGGAGTTGAAAACTGTGTTCATTATATAAACAATTTTGATGTTGAGAGAACAAATCCATTTGCATATTTTACTCAGATTGTTTACTATGCATTTCTGAGAAGAATTCATAAAGAAAAGAAGCAAATGGAGATCAAGGAAAAAATCATTGAAAGAAGCGGTTATGACCAAGTTTTTTCAGTTGATGGTGACAGAACCAATAGTTCGGAGTACAATAGCATTAAGGACAATATTCAAATTAAATTATATCAATGAAGATTGCTTTAATTACTGATACTCATTATAACTTCAAAAAAGCAAATAAAAATTTTCATGATTATTTTGCAAAATTTTATAAAGAAATTTTCTTTCCTTACTTAAAAGAAAATAATATAAAAACCGTAATTCATTTAGGTGATGCCTTTGATAATCGTAAAGGGGTAGATTATTGGGCACTTAAATGGGCAAAAGAAAACGTATATGATAATTTTTTAAAATTGGGAATAAGTGTTTATAGTATAGTGGGAAATCATGATACTTACTATAAAAATACAAACCAAGTAAACTCTATTGACATTTTATTGGATAGTTATAGTAATGTTATAAAAATATCTAGTCCAAAAGAGATAACTATTGATGGATTGGATGTGTTATTACTTCCTTGGATTTGTCCAGAAAATCAAGAAAGTATCTTTAATTTATTAGAAACAACAGAATCTAAAGTTGTATTTGGGCACTTGGAGTTGTGTGGGTTCTCTGTTTTTCCTGGACAACTACAACCACATGGGATGGATAAAAAAATATTTAACAAATTTGATAAGGTGTTTTCTGGACATTATCACACCAAAAGTGATGATGGAAAAATATTTTATATAGGAAATCCTTATCAGATGTTTTGGAATGACTATAATGATAAAAGAGGATTTAATATCTTTGATACGGAAACTCTCGATTTAAACTTTATAGAAAATCCTCATACTATTTTTGAAAAAATATACTATGAAGATACAAACATTAATTCAATTGATAAAAATCTTCTAAAAGATAAAATTATTAAATTAATCGTTAGGAAAAAAACAAACCAGAAAAAGTTCGATTTGTTTTTAGATGAATTGTCAAAAGTTTCATTTATTGAATTAAAGGTATCTGAAATTTTAGATATTGATGATTCAAATTATCAGTGCTCAGAGTTGGATGTAGAGGATACTATGTCTATTTTGACAAGTTATATTGAGGATTCGGAGTTTAATTTAGATAAAAATTTGGCAAAAAGAATTATTAAAGATGTTTATATGGAGGCATTGGAAGTGGAATAATAATTAATAAATACATAAAAACCATCATTGCCATGAGATGTACATATTAACAATAGAGGGGCAAGAAGATGAAGGAGCATATGCTGTCCTTGATGAATCTGGAGAACAAGTAGTATACTTTTTTGAAGAAGAAGATGACGCAGAGAGATATGCTGGACTTTTAGAAGCAGAAGATTATCCACCAATGTCTGTAGTAGAGGTTGATGGTGATCTAGCAGTTAGAACTTGTGAACTGCATGATTATAATTATGTTATAATTACCAATAATGACTTTGTAATTCCTCCCAGAACAAATGATTATCTTCGACAAAATCAGATTCCGTAATTTTTTATCGACAGGAAATAATTTTACAGAAATAAATTTTAAAGAAACATCTACAACACTAATAATTGGAACAAATGGAAGTGGAAAATCTACACTACTTGATGCACTATGCTTTGTTCTTTTCAATAAAGCTTTTAGAAAAATTACAAAAAATCAGTTGATTAACTCAACAAATGAAAAAGATTGTTTAGTTGAGATTGAGTTTGAAGCACAAAAGTCAAATTGGATGGTTCGCAGAGGAATAAAACCAGCACTATTTGAAATTTATAAAGATGGTAAACTTGTAGATCAATTGGCATCAAATAATGACCAGCAAGATTGGTTAGAGAAACAAGTTTTAAAATTAAATTATAAATCGTTTACTCAAATTGTAATATTGGGAAGTGCATCTTTTGTTCCCTTTATGCAATTATCAACTGCTAACAGAAGAGAAATTGTTGAAGACTTGCTTGATATAAAAATATTTTCAGCAATGAATTCAATTGTAAAAGAGAAAATAAAAACAACTTCGGAAAAAATAAAAGAAATTGCATTTAAGCACCAAAATACTGGTGAAAAAATTGAAATGCAAAAAAAGTTTATAGAGAGTATAGAAAGGGATATTGAAAATCAAATAGAAGAGAAGGAAAATAAAATAAAAGAACTTGAATTAAAGGTAAAAGAAATTGAGATAGAAAATAATACAAAACAAAATTTAATCGAGACTAATCTTCAACCAGAGATTGAGGAACTTTCATCATGTATTAAAAAAATAAAACAACTAACATCACTTAAAATAAAAATACAAGAAAAAGTTAGCACACACTCTGAGCAAAAAGAGTTTTTTGAAAATAGTTCGGAATGCCCTACTTGCACACAAAGGATAGAAGATAACTTTCGATTAAATAAGATTGAAGAGTTTAGAGAAAAATTAGATGAATTAGAAGTTGGATTTGTAGAACTGGAAAAATCGATTTCTCAAGAAGAAAAAAGAGAAGAAAGATTTTCTGAACTTTCTAAGAAAATTCTAAACATAAACAATGAAGTATCTAACAACAACACTAAAATTTCTCAATTTAATAAGCAAACAAGAGAACTTCAGCAAGAAATTCAAAAACTTAACACACGAAACAAAAACAAAAATACTGAAAGAAATGTGTTAAAGGAATTGAAGAATTCTTTTTCTAAACTTGAAGAAGATAGAGCAAAGTATAAAGAAATTAATTCTTACTATGAATTTGTTCAAGGTTTATTGAAAGATGGTGGGGTAAAAGCAAAAATTATTAAAAAATACCTCCCAATCATGAATCAACAAATTAATAAGTATCTCCAGATGATGGACTTTTATATTAATTTTTCCCTAGACGAAGAATTTTCTGAAAGTATTAAATCTCCAATACATGAAGAATTTAGTTATGAATCTTTCAGTGAGGGTGAAAAAATGAGAATTAATCTTGCACTACTGTTTACTTGGAGAGAAATTGCTAGAATTAAAAATTCTATAAGAACAAACTTGTTGATACTTGATGAAGTTTTTGATAGTTCTTTGGATAGTACAGGAATTGAATACTTTACTAAAATTATAAGATATGTCATCACAGATTCTAATATTTTAGTAATATCACATAAAACCGATGAGATGATAGATTTGTTTGATCGAGTTTTAAAAGTCGAGAAGGTGAAAGGATTTAGCAAGATTGTGTCTTGACTCCTTCTTGAAATCTGTTATACTGATTTGGAGTGAATCTTTTATTATGGACGATAAAAATTTTACAACGTACAACATTAACCTTAATAATCCTCCTGCTGCCCAAGTAGTAAACCAAAACCCAGATGTAATTACTTTTAGTGGTGATACTGTTGTGGGGGCAGAGGGAGGTGATATAATCTACCCAGCAGACCATCCCAGTCAACAATTTTGGTATGAGGACGGATTTAGTCTTGTTGGAAATCCTGGACCATATTCTTCTGATACAATTAGTTTTAATACAGTTAATAGCATGAGTGAGCAAAACAACAAAAATGGATTCTGGAAATATGAAGAAGATAAAACCCTTAAAGAAGTAGAGCAATATCTTTCAAGTACTTATCATTCCCATTACACTTCTGAGCAGTCCAAAACCCAGACTTTGGATTTGATTGAGAGTATTGGTGATGCGGAAGCATTTACCCGTTCAAATGCAATTAAGTACCTTTCTCGTTTTGGTAAGAAGAATGGTAAATCCAAGATGGACATTTTGAAGGCAATACATTATTGTATTCTCCTGTATCATTTCTCTGGTCTCCACAAAAAACCTAATTCTGATTTTCCTTATTGATTATGAAACTTTCCTCTGAAACTATTAACGTACTTAAAAACTTTGCTTCTATTAACCAATCGATTTTGGTAAAATCTGGTTCTAAACTTAGAACTATTTCTGTAATGAAAAATATTCTAGCAGAAGCAACTGTCAATGAAACTTTCCCAAAAGATTTTGCAATTTATGATCTCAATCAATTTCTGAATGGATTGGGTCTTCACCAAGACCCAGATTTGAATTTTGAAAATAATTCATACATTGTAATCAGTGAGGGAAAAAGAAAAGTAAAATATTTCTTTGCAGACCCTGAAGTTATTGTAACTCCACCTGAAAAAGAACTAGAACTTCCAACTCAAGATGTTTGTTTCCAACTGGAGCACTCTCAATTGGATAAACTCATCAAAGCAGCAGCAGTGTACCAACTTCCTGACCTTTCTGCTGTTGGTGAAGATGGAGTTATTCGTTTGCTAGTTCGAGATAAGAAAAACGATACATCTAATGAATTCTCTATTGATGTTGGAGAAACGAAAAATAATTTCGTATTTAATTTTAAGGTAGAAAATATTAAAATTATTCCAGGAACATATGATGTAGTTGTTTCTAAAAAACTACTCTCTAAGTTTACTAATGAAAGGTATAATCTTAATTACTACATTGCGTTAGAACCAGATTCTTCTTTTGAATGAGATATAAAGTTAAATATAAACTTCCAGGTGATAACCGATACCTGGAAGTAATTGTTGATGCAGATAGTCAATCACAGGCAAAACATATTGCCCAAGCTCAGATTCCTTCTGCTATTATTATTGGTGGACCTCAACCTATTTCTTAATTATGCGTGGTGATTTTTTGTGGGTCGAAAAGTATCGACCCAAGACAATTGAAGAGTGTATTCTCCCAGAGAATATTAAGAAAACCTTTAGTGACTTTCTAAATAAGGGAGAAGTGCCAAATTTGCTTCTTACAGGTCCTGCTGGTTGTGGAAAAACAACAGTAGCAAAGGCACTTTGTAATGAATTGGGAGCTGATTTTTATGTCATCAATGGATCCGACGAAGGTAGATTCCTCGATACTGTCAGAAACAATGCGAAGAACTTCGCTTCGACCGTCTCACTTTCGTCAACTGCTAAACACAAAGTCATCATCATTGATGAGGCAGATAACACGACCGCAGATGTACAACTCCTCTTACGGGCGTCTATTGAGGAATTTAGTGGAAACTGCAGATTTATCTTTACCTGCAACTACAAAAACAAAATCATTGAACCACTCCATTCCCGTTGTGCCGTTGTGGAGTTTTCCATTCAAGGAAGACAACGACCACAAATTGCAGGACAATTCTTTAAAAGACTACAGCAAGTACTTGAACTGGAACAAATCAAGTACGATCCAAAAGTCCTTGCAGAACTCATTAATAAACACTTCCCAGACTGGAGAAGGGTCCTTAACGAGTGCCAACGATATTCGGTGGGTGGTGAAATTGACACGGGGATTCTTGCGTCTTTTGGAGAGGTAAAGACAGATGACCTTATTAAACATCTTAAGGAAAAAAACTTTTCTGAGGTACGTAAGTGGGTCGTTAGTAATTTGGACAATGATTCTGGGGTACTTTTGCGTCGTGTTTACGATGCTTGTTATGAAACCCTTGATGGTCCTTCTATTGCTGCTGCCGTCCTCATTGTTGCTAAGTATCAGTATCAAGCAGCATTTGTGGCAGACCAAGAAATAAACCTGCTGGCAGCACTCACAGAAATTATGGTGGAGTGCAAGTTTAAATGAGTATCGATTTGAAGGACTGGTTGAGCAGTATTAACCAAACAAAAGATAATATTTTAGATGAAGATCTTTCTTTGGAGAAGGAATATCCTCCATATATTATTAACAAATGCTTGTCTGGGCATATTGATTGCATAATGTATGCAAATGAAATGAATATAAATCATAGACTGAACAAGAAACTTCAATATGATTTTTATATAAATATAATCAGAATCAAGAAGAGATATTCTCCTTGGGTCAAAAAAGAGAAAATCAAAGATATTGAATATGTCAAATCTTACTATGGATATAGTAATGAAAAGGCAGAGCAAGCTTTGAAAATTCTTAGTAAAGAACAAATTAATTTTATTAAACAAAAACTTGATGTTGGAGGAAAAAAATGAGTGTCGTGCAGGAGCCCGAAGTGAAGTGGTCTTCGGACCAAATGGTGGAAGTTATTCTTAATGAACCTGATGACTTTTTGAAAGTTCGTGAGACTTTGACCCGTATTGGAGTAGCATCTCGCAAAGAAAAGAAAATCTATCAGTCTTGTCATATTCTTCATAAGCAAGGTAAGTATTATCTTGTTCATTTTAAAGAACTATTTGCTTTGGATGGTAAACCAGCAAATTTGACTGTGAATGATGTTCAAAGAAGGAACAGAATTACGCAGTTATTGGCAGATTGGGGATTGATTACTGTAGTTGATGTTAGTAAAATCTCTGATATTGCACCATTGAATCAAATTAAAGTTTTATCTTTTAAAGATAAAGGTGATTGGATTTTGGAAACAAAATATAATATTGGTGCAAAGAAAAAGAGAGGGGAAGAAGAAACCGAATAATTTTTTAGGGAGGTCCGAACCTCCCTTTTTTGTGCTTTTGCGATATATAATTGTGGGATGCCGAATGGGTCCACAAAACACAAACTCGCTTTTAAAGGAGCTACTATAATGACTAACCTTGCAACATCACGGTTTACTGCTGCGGATCTTCCTGCCTTGATGGAAAGAATTACCCGCAATAGCATTGGAATGGATGAATATTTTGATCGTCTGTTTCATCTTCATGAAACAACTTCTAACTATCCCCCATATAACCTTGTTCAAGTAAGCAATGTAGAATCAAGACTTGAACTTGCACTTGCTGGATTTAAAAAGGAGGAAGTCCATGTATACACAGAGTATGGAAAACTTTTTATCGAAGGGCAAAAGGAAGATAGGGAGTCTGATACCCAATACATCCATAAGGGATTGGCTCAAAGAAGTTTCAAGAGAGCATGGACACTATCAGACGACACGGAAGTACGAGAGGTTGCATTCGAAGATGGATTGTTAATGATTAAACTTGGTAAAATAGTTCCAGAGCATCATACACGTAAAGACTACTTATAAATAATATTGAATATCGTCGGCGCAGGGGAACAACTGGCAAAATCCAGTTGACTTCCCCCTTTTTTCTTGCTATAATTTTTTGAGGTACTTGACAAATATGACTATTAAACTTGCTGTACTTAAATCTGGTGAAGATGTAGTAGCAGATATTAAGGAATTAGTTGATGACGAAGGAAATTTAATTTCTTTAATTTTTTCAAATCCAGTTGTTGTTAAATTGATTTCCCCACAAACTCTACTTGAGAATGAAAAGGAGCATGAGTATAAAATTGCCTTTTATCCTTGGATGCCTTTATCTTTTGATACAAATATTCCAGTAAAAAAGGACTGGATTGTGACTATAGTGGAACCAGTAGAAATGGTAAAAAAATCTTATGAGGAACGAATGAATGGAAACGAACAAAACAATAATGTTAATTCTCTTAATGAACAATACATTCCTGATATCTGAAATTGAAGAACTAGTTGTGGACTTGGGACAACCAGATTGTAAACTTACAAATCCCTTTGTTGTGTCTGAAGGTGAAAAATTATCTCCATGGATAGGAGACTATACAGATGCCGACCAATTGATGATTAGTTCGGATAAGATTCTGACACTAATTGAACCTAAACAAACTTTGCTTGACGAATATTTAGAACTTACACAATGAGATTTTACACCAACGTCTATGAAAAATTTAATAAAATGTTGGTCCGTGGTTATGACAACGGTGAATACTTTCAAATAGAAGAAGATTATCAACCTACTTTATTTGTACCTTCAAAGAAAAAAACAAAATATAGAACGTTGGATGGATATCCAGTAGAACCTATTCAACCTGGAAAAATTTCAGAGTGTAGAGAATTTCTAGAAAAATATTCTAAGGTTGAGGGATTTGTTGTCTATGGTAATGACAACTATAAAGCACAGTATATTTCTGACAAATATCCAGAAGAAGAAATAAAATTTGATATTTCAAAAATCAGATTATTTACAATTGACATCGAGGTTTCTGCTGAAAGTGGATTCCCAAATGTCTTTGATTGTGCGGAAGAAATTCTTACAATTACCCTTCAGAACTATGCAACAAAGCAGATTATCTGTTTTGCAAATTCCAGAGAGTATAATAATACTCGCAAAGACCTTGCATATGTAAAGTGTTCTGATGAAATTGATTTGATTCACCGATTCCTTGCATTCTGGCAACAAAATACTCCAGATGCTATTACTGGATGGAACTGTGAGTTGTATGATATCCCATATATTGCTGGACGTATTGAACGGATTCTTGGAGATAAGGAAGCACGTCGTCTTTCTCCTTGGGGTAATATCCGCAGGAAAGAACTTGTGATTCAGGGAAGAGAACAAATCTCTTACGAAATTGCAGGGGTTTCTGTGATTGACTATCTTGATTTGTATAAAAAGTTTACTTATACAAATCAAGAGTCATATCGTCTTGACCATATTGCAAATGTGGAACTGGGACAGAAAAAACTAGACCACTCTGAGTTT